CTACTCAAAGAGTATATCAGCATAGGAGAACAACTTAAAAAAGACAAACATATAACAAGTTTTACACTCACAACATTAAGTTCAACACCAGATTTAAAATTAAACAACAGAGGTTGGGAACCTATAGATTTTAATTGGATATTTAAGGGATAATATGGCAGTATTTACAGCAATAGCAACAGCATTAGTGGCAGCGGCTACAGGAACAACTTTTGCGGCCTTAAGTGCGGCATTGGCGGCTGGAACAGCAGGTTTCTTTACCAGTTTGGCTGTGGGTGTTATAGCAGGTGGTTTGGCTTTTGCCACAGCAAAACTTACAGGTGCTTTTGATGTTCCTGGGATTGATTTAGGACCAGATCCAGGCAGTAAAGTTCAGGTAGCACCCAGCACAGATAACAAAATAGGTATAGCATATGGTAAAAACTTTTTAAGTGGACCTATCACAGACATTGCTATATCAAATGAAAACCAAACTATGCATTTTTGTATCACATTGAGTGAATATGTAGATGGCGGCACATACAGTGTGGGGCAGATATTTAAAAATGCTGGTGTTTGTAGTTTTAGTGGTGCTAATTTAAGTTCTGTAACAGAGCAAGATGGCAGAATAAACAGAGATTTAGTAAATGACATAAGGGTTAGAGTTTATGCTGGTAGCACAGACAGTGCTAACATGGTGTTTCCTACATCAGGAGCAGTAGATGCCACCACAATGATGCCACATTGGACAAATACTACATCATACAGTATGGAAGGCTTAGTGTTTGCTATGGTGGAAGTGGATTATGATGCTGAAAATGGTTTAACTGGTTTACCGCCAATGACATTTGAATTAAACAACAGCATAAAAAACCCAGGTAATGTGTTATATGACTATTTGACTAACACAAGATATGGTGCAGGTATCAGCACAGACCTTATTGATACAACTTCAATAACAGGCACAGCAAATACCAGTTTATATGGATATAGTGCTGAACAAATAACATACACTGACAATGCTAATGTAAGTCAAACACAGGATAGATGGCAAATCAATGGATATCTTAGCACATTTAAAGATTGTGCAGAAAATATAGCAAGAATATGTCAAGCAAGTGCCACATTCTTTACTTTTGATGCCAAACAGGGTAAATTTAAAGCAATACCAAACAGACCAACCTCATCAACATTCAGTTTAACAGATGACAACATTGTAAGTAAAATAAAAATATCCAGCACAGAATTATACAGTTTGTTTAACAAAGCACAAATTGAATTTGCTGACAAAAACAGAAGAGATCAAACAAACACAGTGTTTGTGGAAACACCTGCTGGTGAATTGAATCCCAATGAACCAGAAAACACCATTGTGATGCGTATGGATTTAATTAACGATAATATTCGTGCTGAATCACTTGCTAATTTGGATTTAAGCCAGAGTAGAAATGGTATGGTAATGCAATTGGAAACAGATTTTTCAGGAATGCAAATTGATGTGGGAGATGTTGTTGACATAACTAATTCAGACTTTGGATTTTCAGCAAAAGAGTTTCGTGTTATTAGACATGAAGAATTAATCAGTGATGAAGGCATGGTAACTTGCGGTTTAACTTTATTGGAATATGAACCAAATGTTTATGTTACACCTGCTGTAACAGAAACTGATACAGCGGGAGGAAATGTTAGCATACCAGTTATACCACCGGGTATCGTTACACCTCCAGATATTTTTAGTGCTATTGTGCCAAACATAGATGACAGCACATACACTGTAACACCTCCAGGAGGATCAGGTGCTATATTCACAGTGTTTAAGGATGTTGTAAATGGCACTTATAGATCAGTATATCCCACAACAGCAGGTTCAGGATACAGTGTAGGTGACACAATTGAAGTAGATGGTGCTTATTTGCGTGGACAACCAGACACACACAATTTAACATTTACAGTTGACACTATTGATGGCGGTGGTGGTGTTATATCACCAACAGGTAATGTGTCAGGTAATGCCAGTGTGTTCAATCCCATAATATTTGGAAACAATGTGCCCAGAGAAAACTTGGGTAATATTGCTGTAGGCGGACAAATAGAGGATAAACCTGCTAATAAAACAAATTTAAGTAATGCGGCTGTTTATCAAGCATTAACATCTGTCAGAGAGTTAGATTTTACTTCAGGAACAGGTATTGAACCCGGTGATTATAGTTATACGAGTGCGGGTGTTCCTATAGGTAGTTTGCCTACAAATGCACTTGTTGATTTTGGTTTTTCTTCAACAGTAAGTATAGAATATGCAAATGGTAATATCCAAACACAAAGTTTTGGACCTGTTTTTAGTAATTTAGATGACTTTCCTGATATTATGGAAGCCAATAAAAAAATTACTATTGGTGAAGGTGCTGTGAGAGGTAATGTGCAACTTGTAGGTTATAACACGGCAGATCTTAGTGCAGGTGGCAGTAGAGGTTTTGCCTCTATGAGATATGACATGGTTAGATTGAATAAGGGAGATGTATTTTAATGAAATATTATATTTTATATTATACATCTACAGGTGACATTAGCACACAATTAAGTATGACAGAAAAAACTTTGCAAAGAACAATGCAAAGTAATCCAGATTTGTCATATATGGAAGGCAGAGTGCCTGATGTAGATCAATACAGAATAAATATTTCAACAGATACACCGTTTGTGGAAAGTAAACCAGCACCCACAATTAATGTGTCAGCACACATAAGAGAAGTAAGAACAAAATTATTAAAAATGTGTGATTGGACACAGACTGAAGATTCACCTCTTAGTGCAGAAAAAAAAGCAGAATGGGCCACATACAGACAGGCATTGCGTGATATGCCTGATACTTGTAGTCATTGTGCTACAGTAGATGATATAACTTGGCCTACTAAACCAGGAGCATAAATGAGTTCTACAAAACCAGGTTTTTATACTAATCCATTATTAGTTGTGAATGATGGTAATGCTTTTGAAAATGTTTTTACAATCACACCCAGTTTATCAAACAGCAATTCAACAATAAATTATGACATTACAAGTAATAGGCCTGGTATAACCATAGGTTATAATGTGGTTGATATAGATAGTAATTATTTTACAAGTGCCACAACAGGAAACGTCACATTGGATGGTAATGGTAATGGCACAGTTAGTTTAAATGCCAATATAGGTCATAATTATGCTAATACTAATCCTGTTTCTTTTACATTTAATTTAAGTAGTCAATATCATAGATCAAGTATATTAGCAGAAAATACTAATGTAACACTTGTTCAACCCACACAAATTAGTGCTACAGGAGGAACTGTTACAGAAACAGATAGCGGTAACGGTTTTGTTTATGCCGGATATAAAGTTCATTCATTTACATCTAATGCTAATTTATCTATAAGTAATTTAGGTGGAGACTCTTCAATTGACATCAACACATTAATAGTAGGTGGTGGCGGAGGTGGTGGCCAAAGTTATAGTAGAAATACTGTATTTTTTGGAGCATACCAAAGTTGGGATAGAAGAAGTGGTTCCGGAGGAGGCGGTGGTGGTGCCAATACCACATCCATTAGTATAAGTGGATTATCAACAACTAATTATCCAGTAATTATAGGTGCTGGAGGAACAACAGGATATTCAGGCAGTGCCGTATACGCAAATCCGGGTTCTGCTAGTTCAGTATTTGGTTTAACTGGTGGAGGCGGTGGTAGAACATTATTGGTTAGTAAAATAACAGGAAATGGTAGTGGTGTGCCCAGTGGTTCTTATACTACAAGAGCAGGTAAATCAGGATCGCCACAGGATAATTTAGGTGGTTATGCCTTTAGTTATGAACAAAATGTAGGAACTACAAGAGCAACTACATATGCTGGCGGAGGTGGTTCACCTTTTGCAGAAGGCGGCAATGCTTCTAATACTGGTAATGGACCAGGTGGTAATGGATCAAATGGTGTTAACAGCGAAATTACAGGAGCAAATGTTTACTATGGTGGTGCCGGTGGTGCCGGAGGTGTATGGACAGATACTAGTTCAGAAGGATCTGGAGGCCTAGGAGGCGGTGGAGATGGATCTATAGGAACACAATTTTATGCCGTTGAAGGTAACCCTGCTACTTCATATGGAGGAGGTGGCGGTGGTGCAGGTGCATCAGGATTAGATACAAGCACATTACCAGTTGATGACAAAAAAGGCGGCGCAGGTTATCAGGGTGTAGTAATTTTAAGATATTTGCACAAATATAAAAAGTTTAACATAACCTAGAAAGCCTATTTGTATAAATAGTAATAACAAATATTTTGTTGTGCCTTAGCATAACAATCTTATCCCTTAGGAGAATAAAATGTCAGGTAGACTATTAGATTTCAAAGAATATATTGGATCAGCAAATAATGTTCAAGTAATTGAATTATTTCCCAGAAGTCAAAAATCATTTACATATAATTTTGGTTCAGATGTATCAGGATATACATTTTCAGCAGATTATCAATCAATTTTACTTAATACAGTATCATATGATAGATTAACCGGAGATCCCAATTTTGCTGATACCACAGTGAGTGGATATTTTACTAACACGGCAAATGTTAGTCCTTCAATGATAGATACATCATCAGCCGCAAGTGGCACAGTTGTTTTAACTATACCAAAAGATAGATACACTGGAAATATATTTCCTAGTGCAAGAGCAAATGTGGTAATGACAGTTCTTAGTTTCCAATGGACAACAGACGATTCTCCAGTTCAACAAGACATGCACAGATGGGCAATCATAGAAAGATTTGACCCACAAGTAGGAAAAGTTCCAGGAGATCCCGCAGACGAAGCCAGTTTTGTAGCACTATAGGAGTAAACAATGGCGAATATAACAGCAACAGGCTCCTTTAGCAACATAGCAGTAACTTCAAGTCTTAGTAATATTACAGTTACTGACACAGCCAGTAATATCACAGTAACAAATGTTGCCACAGTAAGTGCTAATGTGGGGGTTACATCCACATTAACAAATGTCACAGTAACAGGATTAGCAGAAGTATCAAATGCTACTATTAGAGATGCACTCAGTGTAAATGATACAGGTGGTGATGGCAGTTTAACATACAGCAATGCTACAGGTATTTTTACATACACAGGGCCTAGTGCTAGTGAAGTAAGAGCACATTTATTTGCCACAGACGCAGGTGGTGATGGCTCTTTTTCTTATGATAATGGTTCAGGAGTATTTACATACACAGGACCTAATCAAACAGAAGCAAATGCCAGAATAGCGGCGGCACCCAGCCAAGTAAGATCACATTTATCAAACACATCACCTATAACATATGATAGTTCTACTGGTGTAATAGGTTTAGAACAAACTTTAGATGATTTAACATTACTTAAATGGCAAGAAACTGTAGTTGAAAATGGTAATGTAAGTGGTAATGTAAGTTTTGATATAAGTGCAGGAACAATACACAAAGCAACTGTAGTAGGAAATATTACCAATATAACTTTTGCAAATATTAGTTCTGGTGGTTCAGCGGCTGTTATGTTACAACAGGATGGTATAGGTGCTTGGGACATAGATGCTACATTGTTTACAGATTGGTTATGGGTAGGTGATTATAAAACATTAAATGCAACACCTAATTCTAATACATTAATCAGTGTGACATATGATGGCACAGATTACAAAGCAAGTTTAGTTAGATTTGATGATTATGCGGCAAATGTTGAAGCAGTTATAAATTCAGTAGTTAATAAAGCATATGTTGATGCTTTAGGTGTTGATGCGGCTACATTAGATGGTAATGTTGCCAGTTATTATTTAGATTATAATAATTTTACAAATACACCAACAATACCTGCTACAACAGATGATTTACCAGAGGGTAGTGCTAATCTATATTATACCACAACAAGAGCAAATAGTGCCATAACAACATATTTTGGTGATAATGCTAATAGTCCGTTTACAATAAATGGTAATTTACAAGTTCAGGGCAACATAGATTATGTGAATGTAGAAGATTTATTGGTTAACGACCAAAGTATAACATTAAACTATGGTAATGTAGCACAAGACGCCTTTGTATATGTGGATAGAACAGGTGCAGGTGGAAATAATGCCGCACTTAAATGGAATGAAACAGTAGATGCTTGGCAGTTTAGTAATGATGGAACTACTTTTGCTAATATTAACAGTTTAAGTTCCAGCACAACAGATGATTTAGCAGAAGGTAGCACAAACTTATACTACACAAATGCAAGAGTTCAAGCATATGTTGTAGACGCAGGATTAGATTTTAACGCAGAAAAAGTAGATGACCGTGTTGCTAATTTAATGCAAACATCAGGTAATTTAACTTTTACATACAATGATGGTGCTAACACACTAACATTAAGTCAAAGTTTAACAACTGATGACATAACAGAAGGCACAAACAAATATTATGCTACAAGTTTATTTAATACAGATTTTGCTACTAAAACAACAACAGATTTAACAGAAGGTGCTAACTTATATTATACAACAGATAGAGCAAATACAGCCATAGGAAATTATGATGGTAATATAAACACTTCTGGAACTATTACAGCAGGAACAGGTGGTTTTAGTCCTGTAGACGGATTTAATAGTAGACACGGTATTACATTAGCATATGGTTCTACAGTTGGTCCTAATGTTTTTATAACTGTTGATAGAAGTGGTGATTTAGATCCAAATGTATCTTTAAAATGGAATGCTCAATTAGATAAATGGCAATTTACAAATGATGGTAGCACATTTTATTTATTACCAACATCTACTACAGATTTAACAGAAGGCACAAATTTATACTATACAGATGCAAGAGCAAATAGTGCCATAGATGCTTATGTAACAGGCGGTAATGCTATTACAGTAAGCAGTGGTGTAGTAAGTTTAGATAATACAGCAGTAACACCAGGAACATATGGTAATGCTACTTATGTGCCACAAGTAACAGTGGATCAACAGGGCAGAATCACAGGTGTAAGTAATGTTGCTATAAGTGGTGGTGGCACATATGGTAATGCCGATGTTCAGAACTTCTTAGAGAATGGATATAGCACAGCAAACATAATTGCTGATAATATCACAGCAAATCTTATCACTGCAACAACTGAATTTATAGGTGATTTAGATGGTGCTATCAGTGTAGGTGTTTACAACGATTCAGGTGTAACTCTCACAAAAGGTCAGGCAGTATACATCACAGGATCACAAGGTGATGAAGCCAATGTTGCACCAGCAAACAATTTAGTTGCCGCATCAATGCCAGCAATGGGTATTATCAAAGAAAATATTGGTGCAGGTAACAGTGGACAAGCAGTTACAAACGGCACAATGAACTTTAGTGGACATGGTTTCACAGAAGGTGCTGAACTGTATGTAAGCAGTGATGGCACATTAACAGAAACTAAACCCACAGGTGAAGGCTCACTGATACAAAAAATTGCTAAAGCATTAGCACCTAACTTTATACTGGTGCAAGGTGCAGGCAGAACAAATGCCACACCTAACTTAGATGATGGTAATATATTCTTAGGAAATGCTAATAATCAGTCTGTATCAGCAGTATTAGACACCAGCATTGTTCCTGAGAATGGTAATTTATACTACACTGACGCAAGAGTTCAATCAAACACAGCCGCAGATACAGGCTTAGTTCACACTACTGGTGATGAAACAGTAGGTGGTGACAAAACATTTACAG